AGGCTTTCATATAACGGCCAAGCTCTAACATGTCTCTGTCCCTGCTCCAACAAGCAGTGCGAGACCCTCCTGACCAGGGGAAACCTGGTTACAGCAAGCCTTTGCTTGGTTTACCTAGCAGACCGTTATATGAAAACATCGACCTCTCGACTTTCGTCTAACGGAGTGCTATAACCCGTGAGCATCAGGTAGTTGCCCGAGGTCGGTTAGAGGAAAAGCCATTTGGGACGCAAGTGGGGTCCCTGCGCCGCTGTTCGGTGCCCGACCCTCACCTCCGACACCTACTGCGAGGCCCACAAGCCGGTCCCGTATGCGACCTCTACCCGTCGCTCCCGGCTCCCGGTCGACTGGCCCCGCCTCCGACAGTTCGTGTTGCGCCGTGACCATTTCACGTGCCACCTGTGCGGCTCCTACGGGAACCGGGTGGATCACATCGTGGCCGGCGACAACCACCATCCAGACAACCTGGCGCCCATCTGCCTCGTCTGCGATAGACGCAAATCGGGGCACGAGGGCGGCATCGCACAAGGGAGATACCGCCCATGAGTGACCCGTCGCTGCCCGGTACGCCGGGCACTGGTCCTGTTCCGGAACCGGAGCCCGAGGGGTTCCGTGACGAGCAGATCGACGCCGAGAACGCCCGTCAGGTGGAGGCGAAGGAAGAGTCGTTGAAGGCGTCGAAGGACGCCTATGAGAACTACACGGGCAAGGAGTACCCGTACGAGGTGCCGCCGGATCCTCCGGTCTCGGGGACCACGTTCACCGGCACAGGCTCGCGCCGGTCGAAGGCCAAGTCCTCGGAGACTCACGAGTCGTCCAAGTCGGCGTCGAAGGCCGCTGAGCATTCGGCCAAGAAGTCCAGCTGATGCCGTCCCCGGTCCCGAAGCCTGCTGACGCCCGTCGGAAACGTCGGGATGTCGCGGCTTCTCAGGCAGCTCACCGGCTGCCCCTCACCGGGCGCTCTGGTCCTGCACCCAAGTGCCCGGTGAGGTTGGGACCGGCCGGTAGGCGTTGGTGGCGGTGGGCGTGGTCGACGCCGCAGGCCACGACGTGGCATGACGGGTTCATCGAGCCCCTCAGCCGACGGGCGCAGCTCGAAGACCAATGGGTGGCGGCGATCGAGTCCGAGGATGGCGACAGCCGGGCCACCGACCTCGCCGTGCGCCTCCTGCCCCTGATCCTGCGCATCGACGAGGCGTTCGGGCTGACCCCGACGGGCGCCACGAAGCTCCACTACGCCTTTGTCGACGAACCGGCGCCGGAAGCAACCCCCGAATCGACGGGGAACGTGACGAACATTCGAGACCGGTTGAAGGGGATGCGGGAATGAGTGATGTGATCGACGCGATCAACACGTTGACAGTCGTGGTGGCCTTAGACGGTGTGGCCGTGACCATTGCCCTACTCGTTGTGGGCTTCCGAGATCATCGATGACATGGCGCGGCCCTGACGCCGAACTGGCGGAGACGGGCCTCGACTTCCCGACGTTGGGCGTGATCGCCTGGCAGTGGATCGAAGCCCACTGTGTGATCCCCGACGGCGACCAGATGGGCGACCCGTTCCGGTTGACGGACGAGATGGTCCGGTTCCTGGTGCATCACTACCGGATCAACCCCAAGGGCAAGTCGATGAAATGGTCGGGTCCTCGCTTCCATTACGAGCGGGGGTCGCAGCTTACGAGGCCCCAGAAGTGGGGCAAAGGCCCCTTCAGTGCCGCCATCATCTGTTTCGAGGCGATGGGCCCGGCCCTGCCTGATGGGTGGGATGCCGACGGGGTGATCGTGGGCCGGCCGTGGCCGACACCGCACATTCAGATCACGGCGATCTCCGAGGATCAGACGGCGAACATCTATCGGGCGCTACTGCCGATGATCCGGTTCGGACCCCTTGATGCCGAGCTACCGGACGCCGGTCTGACTCGCATCAACGTTCCGGGCGGCGGGCTGATCGAGCCGGTGACGGCTGCGGCGCTGTCCCGACTCGGTCAGCGTGTCACGTGCGTGGTCTGTGATGAGACGCACGGATGGACGGAACGCAACAACGGCAAACGCCTCGCCGACAACCAGCGCAGGAACCTGTCGGGCATGGGGGGGCGCTTCATCGAAACGACGAACGCTTGGGCTCTGGTCGACGATTCCATCGCGCAGGACACGAACGAGAACCCGGTCGGCGTGTACGTCGACTACCCGGCGCCGATCGGTGGGTCGGTGCGCAACAAGAGCGAACGGCGCAAAGCGATGCGTCACGCCTACGGGGATTCGGTGCGCAACGGGCGCACGTGGAAAGGCTGGGTCGACCTCGATCGCATCGACGTCGAAGTTGAGGCGCTGCTCAAGCGTGACCCGGCCCAGGCCGAGCGGTTCTTCTTGAACCGGGTGCATGCCGGTGAGGATGTCGCTTTCGACCTCGAGGCGTGGCGCAACGCGGCGCACCCGGAGATCGTGGTGCCCGACGGGACGCTCATCTCGATCGGCGTGGACGGCGCCCGCTGGCAGGACGCCCTGGCGATCATCGCCACGACCGTCGACGGGTTCCACCAGTGGCCCCTGTGCATCATCGAACGCCCACCCGGCGCCGATGAGAACTACGAGCACGACTTCGAACTGGCCGACGCCGCCGTCGATGAGGCGTTCGAGCGGTTCGACGTGGGGCTCATCTACTCGGACCCCCAGAAGATCGAGCATCTGACCGACCGGTGGACGGGACGCTACGGCAAGGACCACGTCGCCGATTTCGTGACGAACCTCCGCAGTCGCAAACTGGGCGACGCTGTCGGGTACTTCGTTGCGGCCGTGGCGGGCGGGGACGTTACACATGACGGTGACAGCGTCTTCGCCCGTCACATTTCCAACGCCCGGCGCAAGCTCCTGCCGGCGCTCGACGACGACGGCCGCAACCTGTTCACCCTCACCAAAGACCGGCCGCATTCACCGAACAAGATCGACGCGGCGATGGCCGCGGTCATTTCAGCCGAAGCGCGTCGGGACTGCATCGCCAAGGGCATGTTGAACCGGCGCACGACCTCTTGGTTCGCGGGGATCTGATGGCGGCGACCAGCAAGTACCCCGAGTCCGGCACGATCGTCCGGGGCGACCCGTTGACGATCCCCGTCAACATCACCCAAGACGGCGACCCCATCGACGTGTCCGGCTCCGACTGGCGGGCGCAGGTGCGTCCTTCGGCGAACGGTGCGTTGGTCGTCGAGTTCGCCACTTCGGTGATCACGCCGTCGGGTGGCAGCGTCCCGTCGACGGTCCTGTTGTCGATGTCGGGGGACGACACCGCGAAACTCAAGTCGGGCTACGTGTTCGACCTCGAGGAACTCGACTCGACGACCGGTGACACGATCCGCACGTGGTGGATCTGTACCGGCCTGCAGATCACCGACGACGTGTCCCGTGACGATCCCGGCCCGATCACCGTGGTCACGCCCGTGGCCACCTCGGCGCTGACACCCCAACAGGAGCTGTTGGCGAAAGGCCGGGCCCGTGCCTGAGGAGATCACGCTCGACCTGGTGACGGTGCCGGTCAGTTTGGACCTGCCCCCGGCTGCCGGTCCGGTCGGTCTCGACGTCCGCTACGACCTCGTAGCGCTCAATTTGGCGCAGGCCGGTGGCGTGACCCTCGATGCCAAAGGCGCCCCGTCGTCGGTGGCGTTGAACTACTCGACGGACGCCGATGAGGTGACGCTGGACGCCATCACGCAGACCGTCGCCCTGTCGCTGCACACGACGACGGTCGCGTTGGACCTGCAGCCCGTCGAGGCGGTCGAACTGACCGTTGAGGGCCAGGTCGGTCCCCCCGGTCCGGCTGGTCCAGCCGGACCCCCGGGGGCGGAGGGGCCGGCGGGAGCGGATGGCCCTGCCGGTCCCCCCGGGGCAGATTCGACGGTGCCTGGTCCCGCGGGGCCGCCAGGTGATCCGGGGCCATCCGGCCCTGAAGGTCCCGCGGGGCCACCGGGCGCCGACTCCACGGTGCCGGGTCCCCCCGGTCCTGCCGGTGACCCTGGTCCTGCGGGGCCAGCCGGTCCAACGGGTGCCGATTCGACCGTGCCCGGCCCTGCTGGCCCCCAGGGTGATCCTGGTCCAGCCGGTCCGGCCGGTGCTGATTCAACGGTGCCCGGTCCCGCGGGGCCCCCCGGTCCTCAGGGTGATCCTGGTCCTGCCGGCGCTGCCGGCGCTCAGGGCCCCGCGGGAGCGACAGGGGCACAGGGTCCGAAGGGCGACACGGGCGCTACCGGTGCGCAGGGACCGGTCGGGGCAACGGGCTCGACCGGCGCGGCGGGGCCGGGCGTCGCTCCGGGCGGGGTGGCCACCGAGATCCTGACGAAGATCAGCGGAGCCGATTTCGACACGGGATGGCGCCCGTATGTGAGCGTCACCGGCCCGATCACCGGCGATGATTTCCGGTTGCAATCCACGGCGAAGATCACCGGTATCGGTTCGCTTGCCGCGTACCGCTCGCTGTTGCCGCTGATCACGCAGACCTGGTCCGACCGGTTCCAGAGCATCCCGATCACGGTCGCCGAGTACTGGAATGGAACGGCGTGGGTGGCGCTCGCCAGCACCGTCGTAAAGGAGATCTTCTCTGGTCACACGGCGGGCGGTGCGGTGCTCAACTCGACGACGTACCCGCGGTGGCGCGTCGTGCTGCAAGGGCCGGCGTCGAGCTATGCGTCGATGCTCCAGCTCTATCAGGAGTACGGGCCGCCGAAGGGCTATCAGGTCACGCTCGAAGAGTCGACGGACGGCACCACGTGGAACGCGATCCTGCCGACGGCCACCGTTCCCGACGGCGCCTACTTCATGCATCTGGCCACGACCGTCACCTACGCGGCCTATCACCGACTGACGATCCTGCACACCACCGCGGCGCACAACTACAACTGGCGCAGCATCCGATTCCTGACCGATCGCCCGTACAACACCGGGCAAGCCTACGGACTGCCGTTCACGTGGAACTACGACCGCCTCGTGAGCCTCGCCGCGCTCGACGTCGCCGGCAACGTTGAGGTGGGCTCGGCGTCATCGGTTCTCGGGTTCTTCGGCGCCGCCGGTACCGCCCGCTCGACCGGTTGGTCAACGACGGCGCACACCGCCAAGAAGACCCTCGACGCCACCTCCGACACACTCTTCGAGACGATGCAGGTGCTGGCCACGCTGATCGATGAACTCAAGGCCAAGGGGTTGCTCGGCGCATGAGGCTCGGCGACATTGCGCCAACGCGCTCGCTCGGCTACGGGATCATCGGCTACCGCATACCCGGACAAACCGCCATCGCCACGGCCACGGCCGTCACTCCCTACACGTTCCCCGCGGGCTATGGGTTGGCAGTCACCACCGACGCGCTTCGGCTCTACCGTGTCCGTTTGCTCTGCTCCATTCAAGGTGATGCCAAGTCGATGACGGTGGCCGCTCGGTGGCTGTTCGACATTCTCTCTGATGGCGTATCGATCGGCCGGGTGGCGGACACCGGGGAGACGAGGCCGGACGCGGCGGGCACCACCATGAACGTCAACACCGTGCTCACTGCGGCTTTGCTCTGGCGCCCGACGACCGGTTCCCACACGCTCCTACCTCGCGCCACACGCACCATCGGCGCCGCGACCGCCACCCTCACCCATTTCGACGACCCCGCGTATCCGTACCAGCTTTGGGTGGAGGACGTCGGCTTACGGTGACTCATTTGAGAGAGATGAGCGACAACTGATGCTCCTCAAGTCGACCGCCGACATCGCATGGGCCATCAAAGAGTGGGGACCGATCGCCCAACAGGAATGGGCCCGGCTCGACATCTTCGAGTCGTACTACATCGGCAAGCACAAAGCCCCCTACGAGCCGCCGACGGCGACCCGGGAGTTCTTCGAGCTGCGCGACCGGTCGGTCACCAACCTGACCCGGTTGATCGTGTCCACGCTCACCCAACGGCTCATCGTCGACGGGTTCCGGCCCTCGGAGACCGCGGTTGAGAACGCCCCCCAGTGGGAGTGGTGGCAGGCCAACGGGCTCGACGGTCGCCAGAAGGCGCTCTACGACGAGGCCGCCAAGCACGGCTACGCCGGCTGCATGGTGCTCCCCGGCGAGAAGGACGGTGTGCCGGCCCCCGTCATGCGGCCCGTGTCGCCCCGGGAGTGGTGGATCGGGTTCGAGGACTACTCCGACGACTGGGCGTTCCTCGGGCTCAAGCAGGGCCAGAAGTCGATGTACTCGGCCACCGAGGTCGACCAGGAGATCTGGCACGTCCTCGACGACCAGGCCCGGTACGTGGTGCGCGTCGGGGGCGACACGATCGTCGACATCCTCGAGGTGACCCAACACGGGCTGGGGGTCGTGCCGATCGTCCCGTTCCGCAACTCGTGGAACCTGACCCGATACCCCGACGGGGAGATCTCTCCGGCGATGGCGATTCAGGACCGGTTGAACCAGACCGTGTTCGACCTGTTGGTCGCCCAGACCTACGCGGCGTCCCCCCAGAAATGGGCGACAGGGTTGGCGTCGATGCCTGTCGGTGCAGATGGCAACCCCATCATCGAGGTGCAGGCGTTCGCCAAGTCGCTGTGGATGACCTCGGATGAGGACGCCAAGTTCGGGTCGCTGCCCGAAGCGAACCTCAAGAACATCGTGGAAGCGATCGAGCAGGCCCTGCGCATGTACGGATTGTTGAGCCAGACCCCACCGCACTACCTGCTCGGGGACCTCATCAACCTGTCGGCCGAAGCGCTCCTCGCCGCCGACACGACCCTCGCCAAGAAGGTGCAGGACCGTCAGATCATTTACGGCGAAGCGTGGGAGCAGGCGTTCCGGTTGGCCGGCGCTGCCGCGGGCGACGAGCAGGCCGCGTCCGACACCGACGCCCAGATCTGGTGGCGTGACACCGAGCCCCGTTCGATCGCCCAACAGGTCGATGCCCTCGGGAAGATGGCCCAGATGCTGCAGGTGCCCCCCAGTGCCCTGTGGGAGAAGATTCCGGGCACCACCGGCTCGGACCTCATGCTGTGGCGCACCGAGGCCGCCAAGGCCAAGTTGCAGGCCGCCCGACAGGGTGCCCAATTAGCGCTGAACGGCCAGGAAGCGAAGCCGCCCCCCGGTAACAACCTGGCCGCCGCTGAAGGTCGGCAGAGGGCGATCGGCTGATGGCCACCAAGACGGCGACGCTCACCATCACCGACATCGAGGCCGTCGAACTGACCCTCGCCTACATCCACGCCCTCGATGAGTTGGCCAACCAGGTCGGGCTCGCCCTGCGCGACGTGTTCGAACAGCTGGAACACATCAACCGGGCCGACATCGAACAGTTCATCGCCGAAGCCACCCCGTTCACCCGGGCCGGCGCCACCGAAGCCGCCGACCTCGCCAGCGCCTACCTGGCGGAGATCACCGGGGCGCCCATTCGGCCCTCCGATCTCACGATGCCCGAAGTCGCCTTCGACGGGCCGTTCCTGCGCACCTGGCACCAGTTGAAAGAGGGCTACACGTACCAGGAGGCCCGCGAGTCGGGCGCCAGCATCGCTGAGCTGACCGGACGTGACGCCACCCGCGATGGAGCCTCGGCCCGAATGGGACAACCGGGAACCAAGGTCCGCGGGTGGCGGCGCGTCATCACCGCCGGAGCCTGCGAATGGTGTCAGGTCGTCGGCACCCAGATCTACCGCACCCAAGAGTCGGCCACGTTCGGCCACCACGGGTGCAAGTGCGAAATCGTCGCCGTGCCGTACGGGACCGACCCGGGCAAGGCCATCAACAAGGTGCGGCTCACCGAGCTGCGCAAGTCCGGCGCCGTGCAACGGGTCTCCGAGGCCCGTGAACGCTCCCGTGAACGGGAACGAGAGCGCCGGTACTGATCGCCGGGAGGGCGGGATGCCCCCCGACTGAAAGAAGGAGGGCGGGATGCCCCCCGAAACCCAAAGCACCGAAGGTGCTCCCACCGACGCGCCGGTCGATCAGCCGGTGCCCAACAAGAAGACCGGCGAGACCGCCAACACCCCCGACGACTACGCCGAACTCAAAGCCGCCATCGCCAAAGAGCGGGACGCTCGGGCCGCGGCCGAGAAGCGGGTCAAGGAACTCTCGCCGTACGAGCAGAAAGTCAAAGAGGCTGAGGACGCCAACAAGTCCGAGGTCCAGAAGGCCACCGAGGCCCTCGCCGTCGAGCGGGATGCTCGCAGCAAGGCCGAGACGAGCCTGTTGCGCTACGAGGTCGGCTCCGCCAAAGGCGTGCCGGCGTCGCTCATCAAGTTCCTCGTGGGTGACACGAAGGAAGCCGTGGAGGAAGCCGCTGACGCGCTCCTCGCCGAACTCGGCACGAAAGACCCCGCACCGGGGATACCTGGTCGTCCGCAAGAGCGAATGGTCAACGGTCAACCGTCGAACCCGAACCTCGACGGGATGGACCCGATGGACCTGATCTCCATGGGACGGGACCAGCGCAAGACCCGGTAACCCCCCCGTCGAGCCCTGCCATGGCGCTTTGACGGCCCAGACATTGGAGGTATGCCGTGGCAGGCAATACGTTCGTCACGCCCACGGTGATCGCCCGCACGGCGATCGGTGCGCTGGTACAGGATCTGGTCCTGCCCCGGCTCGTCAGCCGCGACGCCGAAGCCGACTTTCAGGGTCAGCAAGGCACGGTCATCAACGTCCGCGTCCCCCCGACCGTGACCGGTGGCGGGGCCCGTACGTACACGCAGACGCTGCGTGACGCGGCGACGCCGATCACGTTGGACCGGATCACCGAGACCACGATTCCCGTGACCATCGGCCCGATTCTCTACAAAGGCGCGCCCGTCACCGACGAAGAGTTCACCTTCACCTTGCGGGACTTCACGTCGCAGGTGCTCGATCCGCTCACGCAGGTCGTGGGTATCGGCGCCGAAGCGGTGCTCGTCACCGAGATGAACTCGTTCCCGGCGTCCACGACGATCACTCCGGCGCTCACGTCCGAAGAGATCCACGTGGCGATCCTCGAGGCGCGCATGGAGTTGAACAAGCGCAACGTGCCCCAGACCGGCCGGGTGCTCGCCGTGTCACCCGAAATCGAGATGCTGCTCCTCGTCGACACCGCCAACCGGATCGTGCGCTACCAGGATTCGGGTTCCACCGAGGCGCTGCGCAACGCCACCATCGGCCGGCTGTACGGCATGGACGTCGTCGTCTCCAACGAGCTGACCACGAACTCGTTCATGATCTTCACCAAGGAGGCGTTCACGTTCGTCATGCGCGCCCCGGTCGTTCCGGCCGGTGTCACGTTCGGCCAGGGCGTGTCCTACCAGGGGCTTGCCTTGCGCTTCATTCGTGATTACGACAGCGCCTTCCTGCAGGACCGGGCCATCGTCTCCACCTTCGCCGGGGCCGAGACGCTCGACGCCCAGCGGGCCATTCGAGTCGTGGCTGCCTGATGCTCCCCTCGCTCGCCACGGTCGCCGACATCGAAGCCCACATCGGCCACACGATCGACGATCCGGCCGAGCAGACGAGAGCACAGGCCCTGCTGAATGACGCGTCCGCGCTTGTACGGCACGCCTCGGGCGCCAGCTACATGCTTGAGGACGGGTCCGCTCTCGGTGAGATCCCTGACATCGTTGTCATGGTCACGTGCACCGCCGCGTTGCGGGCCTGGTACAACCCGGCCGGCATCGAGGCCGCACAACTCGGTGCTGTGTCGGTGCGGTACGGGGGAGCGTGGCTGAGCCAGGCAGAGCGCGACATGTTGGCCACGCTCCCCCCGAACAACGTCGGGGGTCTCTCCCAGATCACCCTCTCGCCCGGCTACGGGTGGGGGGGTGGCCCGTACGGCTACGTGCCGGTCGACAACCAGGAGAACTTGGCGACTCCCGACGCCGACTGGTTCCCGTTGGGGACATGAGAGTCACGCAGTGAGAGACCACCCCATCCACCAGATGATCAAAGACGAATGCACGCTCCATCACGCGGAGCCGGGCGTGATGGACGAGTACGGCGACCGGCCGATCGCCACGGTCACCACCACCGATGAGCGCTGCTACTGGGCGCAGTCGACGGCATCGGAGGCCGATGAGATCGAACGGGAACGGTGGCGGGTGTACTTCCTGCCCGACACCGTGATCGACGCCAACGACTTCATCGAGTACCGGGGCAACGAGTTCTACGTGTGGGGCAACCCGTGGACGGTCAACGATCCCGTCACCGATCACCCCACCCACATCGAGGCCGCGGTCGTACGGAGGATCTGATGGCCAACCGGGTCGTGATCAACCAGGCGGCGCTCAACACGTTCTTCCGGACCGAACCGGGCCCGACCGCGGCTCTGCGCAACCGGGCCGTGGCCGTACGGGAATCGGTGATCGAGGCCGCCCCCAAAGGCGTGTCGCTGTCGTGGCCGAAGAAGAAGCCGGGGGAACCGTGGATCCGGCGGCCGATGCGCCACGGCCGGTTCAAAGAGTCGGTGAAGCTCCGCAAGTTCCGGAACTTCTGGCGGGTCACCGCCCATGACGAGTTCGCTCGCATGATCGAGTTCGGGACCGTCAACAACCCGGCCTACTCACCGTTCCGGCGCACCGTCCGCAACTTCGGCGGCAAGCTCATCGTGCGGGACACCGACGAGTGACCGTCGACGTCGAACGGCTCCTGTCCTCTTGGCTCCGGGCCCGCGACGACATCATCGCCCTCGTCGAGGACCGGGTCGTCACCGAGGTCCCCAACCGGGCCGTGTTCCCGTTCGTGAAACTCACACAGATCTCCGGGGCGCCCGTCTACGACCGGCCCCTGTACCTCGACGAGGCGTACATCCAGATCGACGCCTACGGCGGCCCGAAAGTGCAGGCCCGCCAAATCATCGACACCGTGCGCGACGCCATGGCCGAAGAGTTCATCGGGCACCACGTCGGCATCGGGGTCGTGACCAACGTGCGGTTCGGCGACCTGTCGTACGTGCCCGACGTCGGCTACGAGCCACCGAAGCCCCGGTATCTCGCGCTGGCCGCAATTCACACCCACCCCTGAGGAGGTCCCCTCAATGGCTTACGACGCCGGTGATATCCGCGTAGCGGGTATCGCCTCCATCTTCCTGGCCCCACTCGGCACCGCGTTTCCCGCATGGGAGACCGCGCCGGCCGCCCCGTGGGTCGACCTCGGCTACGTCACCCCCGATGGCATCACTGCCAACTACGGGCGTGAGGTCACCGAGATCTACGCCATGCAGTCCGCTGACCCGGTGCGCATCATCTCGACGAAGATGCCGAAGACGATCGCGTTCAACATGATGCAGCAGGGCCGCGACCAGTTGCTGCTCGCGCTCGGTGGCGGCGAGTACGCCCTCGAGGCGGCCGAGACCGACGTGTACCGCTACACGCCCCCCGACCCGGCGGAGATCGACGAACGGGCGATGCTCGTCGAGATGATCGACGGCGACAACACCTACCGGTGGGAGTACAAGCGCGTCCAGAACCGTGAGGGCGTCGAGCAGAAGCTGCTCCGTGAGGACGCCTCGACGTTCCCCGTCACCATGCAGATCCTCATCCCGTCCGACCAGTCGGCGCCGTTCAACATGATCACCAACGACCCGGCCTACGCCCCGGCGACGCTGCTCTCGGCCAACGGCAACGGCAACGGCAACACCAACGGCGAACCCGTGCCCGAGACCGAGGATCAGGTGCCGGCCAACTACGGCGAAGGCCGCGAACCGGTGCCGGCAGGGACCGACGCTAAGCTCCGTAAGCGCAGTTCGTAATGGCCGGCATGATGCCGATCGGTGACTTCCGGGTCACCTACATCGACGGCACATCTGAAGATGCCGCGTCGAACTTCTTGGGTCTCGTGGAGGTCGAACGACGGTGGCCGGGCCAGGAACAGGCGCCCGGCATCACCGCGTTGGCCACCGCCACCTGGTTCTACCTCGGCTGTCCCGATGACGACCTCGACAAGTGGCTCTCTCGAGTTCACCTCATCGAACGGTTGCCTGACGCTCAAGACGAGGAAGAGTCCGACGAGGATGAGGACGAGGGCCCTACGACCCCGGCAGTTGGCGCGGCCTAATCGCCCAACTGTCGGTGGCCACCGGCATCGCCCCTGAGACCCTGTACCGCCATCGCGCTGACGACGTGATGGCCCTGGTGCACGAGGTCCGCCGGCAGTCGAAACGGGAGTCGTGGACGACGACCCACGAACTGCTGGCGCAGCTGATCGAAGCGATCGGCGTACTGCGCATCGAGGCGTGTCTTCTCGCGGGAGTCCCCAAGTGGAAGCTCCCCGAACCTCAGCATGTGCGCCGGCCATGGGAGAACGAGGAACCCCGCGTGATCCGGCCCTCTGAGTTCGCTCGCCTGACGGTGGCCCGCTGATGGCCGCGTCGGTCGGGACCGTCTACGTCGACGTCAAGTTCAACATGGGCGACCTGCGGGCGCAGCTCCAACGCGCCCTGTCGGGGGTCGGTGCCGGCCCGGGGGGGCCGGCTGGTGGAGCGCCCGCGGCTCTGCAACGCACGTGGTCTCAGGCGTTCACGAACGTCGGCAACGCCGCTCGCAACGTGGGTCGGGAGATGACCTACGCGTTCACGGTGCCGTTGACCTTGCTCGGTCGTTCCGCGGTATCGGCCTACCGCGAGTTCGACACGGCGATGACGCAGATCAGCGCCTTGAACCAGGTGAACACCGAGACCACCGAACAGTGGCGCGGTGAGGTCCGGGCGTTGGGTCGCGAGTACGGCGTGGCCGGCGAAGAGGCCGCCAAGGCCCTGTACTTCATCACGTCGTCGGGCCAAGAAGGCGCGGCGGCGATGGAGACCCTCAACGTCGCCATCAAGGGCGCCGCGGTTGGCCTCGGGGAAACCAAGGTGGTGGCCGACGTGTTGACGTCGGCCATGTCCGCGTACCAGCAACAAGGCATGACCGCGGCGAAGGCTGGCGACACGTTGGCCGCGGCCGTCCACTACGGCAAGGGCGAAGCCGACGAGTTGGCCGGTTCGCTCAGCCAGGTCATCCCGATCGCCGCCAACCTCGGCGTCAGCTTCGATGAGGTCTCGGGCGCGCTCGCCGCCATGACGCTCTCGGGCACCAGTTCCGACCAGGCGGCCACCCAGCTGCGTGGCCTGTTCAACACCCTGCAGGATCTGCCCCCACAAGCACAGGAAGCCCTCAAGGCGTACACGGGACTCGACTACGCACAGGTACGGCTGGCGCTCACCTCCGAGGGACTCATCCCGACCCTCAAGGCCATCTACGACGGCTTCGGGGACAACAAGGTGGCGATGGGTGAGGTGTTCGGCAACATCCGGGCCCTTACCGGTGTGTTCAACTTGTTCGGCCAGAACACCGAGCAAACCATCAAGGTCATCACGGGCGTCAAGAACGCCACCGGCGATCTGAACAAGGCGTGGGAGGTGACCGCCGAGTCGGACGCCAAGAAGATGGAACGGGCCATGAACGACGTGCACGACGCCATGATCGGCCTCGGTGCCGACATCGTGCCGGCCATCACGCCCGTTATCCAAGCCGTCGGGGGCCTCGCTCAGGCGTTCGGGATGCTGCCCGACCCGGTGCGCAACGCCGCCGTAGCGTTCGGGGCGTTCGGAGCAGCGGCCGGACCGGTCCTGTTCGTGTTCGGTTCGATCACCAAGAACATCGGGCAGTTGGGTGGGGTCATCGGACGGATGTCGCCGACGCTCGCCGCCTTCGGCACGCGGATCCGTGAGGCCGGCACGTACATGGGCGACTCGGTGCGGAACTCCGATCGGCTCTCCCGGAGAATCGGCAACCTCGGTGGGGCGATCGCGGCGAGCACGGCCGCCATCACGCTCGCCATCGTCGCGTACCAGCAGTGGCAGCAATACATGGGCGATGTGGCCCGCATGCAAGGTGACCTGAACAACGTCGCACTACAAGGTGCCCAGAAGGGGGGCGGCATCAAGGGCATGCGCGACGAACTCGCCAAGGTCAAAGGGCAGATCCTCCAGATCAACGCGCAGTCCAAGAAGTGGATGGACCTCGGCTGGACCCGGTTCGGCGAGAAGCTCGAAGGGTCCTTCGATCAGATGTCTCGCATGAACGTCCAAGACGCTCTCATGAAGACGAACACGCAACTTGAGACCACGATCCGGATGTCCGAGGACATGGCCAAGGCGACCGGGGGCGACACCGCGACGATCGAGGCCAACACCAACGCCATGGGCGATTGGCTGGTCGCCGAAGCGCTGGCGCAGCGCACCTACGGGACGGCGGAGGAGGCGCTGAGGGCCTACAACAAGGCGAAGGAGGAGGGCAAGGTCGCCACGCAGTCCCTGACGCAGTCGTCGTTGCAGGCATCGAAGGGCATCGGGCAGTTGATCGCCGCGTCGCAGAAAGAGACCGAGATGTTCTTCGCGGTCATCGACGCCGAGAAGGCCGTCGCCGACGCCCGCAAAGGCATCGTCGAAGCGAACAAGAAGGTCGTCGACGCCCAAGACGCCTACCGGGAAGCACAGGAACGCACCCTCGAGGCCGGGCGGGGGATCGTCAAAGCGCAGGAACAGGTCACCAAGGCCACCGAGAAGACGGCCGAAGCCCGACTCAAGTTGGCGGATGCCGAACGGGAACTGCAGGACACCCTCGCCGGTCGCACCGAGGAAGAAGAGATCGACCTCGCCTCCGCCAAGCTCGGGGTCAAAGAAGCTCGCAAGCGCCTCGGTGGTGACTTCGAGGATCCTCTCGATCGACGTCGGGCCAAGCTCGACCTGCGCCGCGCCAAGCTCGACCTGGCCCGCACCGAGGGGGCGCACGACGAGGCGGTGGCCGACGCCCGCCAGAAGGTGGCCGATGCCCAAGCCGGCGTGAACGACGCCCAACAGGCCGAACTTGACGCCGCCGCCGGAGTTGTTGACGCCCGCAAGGCCCAAGCCGATGCCACCGAGGCCCAAGCCGACGCGTTCGACGCGATCGCTACAGCAAAAGAGGGCATCGCCACCGCCGAAGACACGCTCCTGCGGGCCACCATCAATCTTGAGCCCGCACAAGCCGCGCTTGATGGGGCGATCGCATCGGGTGCGATCCATTCCGAGAAGTTCCTCGCCTACATGCAAGGTCTCGCCGATCTTCATCCCGAACTGGCTCCCAAGTTGGATGACTACGCCCACAAGATGCAGGCCATCGCCGATGCCTCCAAGGCCGCCAACGCCGCGCCGCCACCCCCGGCCCCGGGCCGCATCGTCACCAACCCCAATGGGGATGTGTACGTGCAGAACCCCGATGGCACGTGGACGCAGATATCGGGCCGACGACCGAACGCTGGTCCCGACTACCTCGGGCTCAACCGTGCCTTTGGAGGGCCGCTCTCCGCCGGTCAGATGTCATCGGTGAACGAACGGGGTATGCCCGAATTGTGGAGTGCCGGGGGCAATCAATACCTGATCCCCACGACCGGCGGCACCGTCATCCCCCTGCGCCCGTCCCCGATCGGGGCGGCGGCCCAAGGCGGCGACGGCGCGTCCATCGGTGAGGTGAATGTGTACGTCACCGGCCAACCCGTCCAGAACGCCTATGAGGTCCGCCGGCAGCTGCGCCAACAGACCCGCACGGGAGCCCGCAAGTAGTGGCCTACCAGATCAACTTCGCTCACCATCTGGAGATCGACGGTGTGCCCCTCTCGACGCCGGCATGGGAGCACCTCAACATCCAGACCCTGTACTCGGCGCCATCCACCCGGGGCGAGAACCGGATCACCCCCCACGCCGTGGGCCGACGGGCCCTGCCGTGGCGCCCCGATGAAACGATGCGCACCCTCAGCCTCATGGTGTTCGGCGGTCTGCACTGGGACGGGACCGTCAACGCCGACCCGGCCGCCGGCCTATGGGCCAACATCGCGCACCTGACGACCAACGTCGCCGCGTTGCCGGCCACGGCCGACAGCACCCGGCTAGCGGTCATCAAGCGCCCCGACGCCCCGGACCTGCAGGCCGCCATACAGGTCCGGGGCTTCGAGGTCGCCGACGAGCTGTACAGCCCGGGTGACGCCGCGGTCAGCATCGACATCGCTCTCATCTCAGGGGGCTTCGCATGAGCGCCGTGTACCCGTCGACCAAAGACCTGCTTCTGCGCGGCGACATCGACTTCCTCGTCGACACGTTCATGCTGCAGATGGTCGGCAACTACGTCTACGACGCCACCGACACCGTCGCCTCCGACGTGACCGCCAAGATCGACGCAGCGGTGCAGGTGTCGGTCGCTTCAGTGAGCGGGGGCATGGCCATCGCCAACGACGTCACGTTCAGCGCCGTCAGCTCTGGGCTGACCGTCACCGGCCTCGTCGTCTACCGCGACGCCGTCGACCTCACCTCCGCCGACCTGATCGCCTACATCAACCGTCGCTCCGACTCGACGCCCGTGCGGATCCCGACCTCGGGTGGCGACATCACGTTCACATTCACGAACTACCTGATCAAGTTGTAGGGGACCATGGCACTGACCATCGCGTACACCGGCACACTCACCGACCCGGCCGCCGGTGGCTGGCGGACCGTCATGACCGCCATCCCCGGGACCGCCGTCTATGCCGCCGCGTTCGACTTCAGCGCCTATGACGGCGTTGCCATGAACGTCTCCTGGCGGGTCGCCCTCGCCGGTGAATGGGTGACCGTGTGGGCGACCACGGTCACGGTCGACACGGCCGAACCGGTACCACCGGTCAACGGCATCACCGGTCTACTCACCCCCCCGGTCCCGGTGCTCAGCGCAGGCGAACTGCGCTTCGGCTTCGCCACCGGCCCCGCCACCGGGGTCATCCCCTATGAGATCTATCGCCTGTGATTGACCTGTACGACGGCTGGCACTACTACACGACACGGGCGCCGGCCCTTCCCGTCACCAACGTCACCGTGGCCCTGTCCGGAGCGGTGGCGCCGGCCACCGCCGGTCTCGTGTGGGAGAGCCAACCCGGGGAGATCCATCCGCGCCTGCAGGCGACCCTGCGCATCCGGCCCAACGTGGCCGTCGTGGAACGGGTCATCGAGGGCGCCATGAAACGGCAGTGGCAGGATGAACTCAACGAGACCGGCTCCGCGTCGATGGAGATCCCCAACGAGCACGTCGACGCCACCACCATCAACGAAGGCAACGTCGTCGTGTTCGCCGATGAGGGCTGGACCGTGTTCGGGTGGATCGTCAAAGAGATCGAGCGCGTCCAGATCGCCCACGGCGAAGAGATCGACGAGGTCACCACCTTCTCCGGGGTCGGCCTGTTGGGCGTCCTCGAGGAGGCCGTCGTCTACCCGCCCCGGGGCGTCGGACGCACCCCGGCCACCGACGAGCGGTACTTCTCCTGGTTCTCACCCGACTACGAAGCCCAGTGGTTCTGGCCCCAAGCGACCATGTTGGGCAAGTGGCGCGACATGACCACGTTGGGTCCCATCTGGATCGACTCGAAAGGCAACCCTCTGCCCGAGGACTGGCCCGACCCTGACGCCCAGTGGATTTGGGGGCCGGGTACGTCGACGACCGCCGCCCCGATCGGCGACTGCTACTTCGCCGGGGAGTTCATCGTGCCCCCCGGCGTCGACATGATCGAACTGTTCGTCGCCTCCGACAACAACTCGGTCATCTACTTCGACGGCCAAGAAATGGGCAAGGCGCAATGGGACCGGGAGGACACGGTCGCATGGGAGAAGACGATCGAGGTCACCCCCGGGGAGCACTACATCGCGATCAAGGCCACGAACATCCCGATGGCCGACGCGATCGCGGCGGACATCGAACCGGTGGGACGTGAGGCCGGACCGGCCGAAGGGTTGAACCCGGGTGGTGTCCTGTGCACCGTGTACGCCACCGACGGACTCGACCTGATCGGGAACCCCCTGTACCAGAGCCACGACGGCTGGCGCGTCCTCGCCTATCCGTCGACCCCCCCCGGGATGACACCCGGGATGGCCATGTGGCACTGCGTCTACGAAGCGCTCCTGCGGGGCACGCTGTCGGGTCTGCGCATCGCCTTCAACGACGAGAGCGACTCGGACGGCAACCCGTGGCCCGTCTACGGGGATATCTCCACGAAGATCGGCACCGACTACCTGACGTTCTTCCGTGAGCTGTGCGCAACGTATGTGGATATGTGGATGGAGCCGGCGTCGTTCACGTTGCACGCGTGGGTGAAAGGCATGCGCGGGTCGCAACGGGCCGACGTCGAACTGCGTCCCGTCACCGACCCCAACAACCCCTGGTCGGGCAACCTCGCCGGCCTCACCTATCGGATCGCCGAATGATCAACGTCCTGTTGTGCCGCTGGAAGAGGGGGTGGCGCGAGGTCATCGAGCCGCAGTCGATCGGCACGTTCTTCCGCCACGAAGCCATGTTCTCGCTCGGGGCCGTCCAGTCGCCCGAAGAGGTCGACCGGATCGCCACGATGCAGCTCAAGACGAGCGCGTGGACGCGCACGGCCGTCGCCTGCGACCACGACCCGATCGACAAGAACGACCGCCCCTACCGGTCCTACAACGTGGGCGACACGATCATCGTGCCCCGTTACGGCACCGGCACCTACGCCCAACGCGTCCGGGCCATCACCGGTTCCGAGGACGACGACGGCAACGTCACCTACGCCCCCGAACTCGGCGACCTGCTCCTCGAGGAGGACGAACGGACGCTGCAGCTCGTCAAGAAGATGTCGGACGGGACGCTGAACGGTGAGAGCCCCGCGGCGCAACCGACCCGGTTGATCGATCCACCGTTGGTGGCCCAAGCCCGCATCAAACCGCGACCATTGGTTGGTTTGCACAGCGTCCATCCCGCGGGTGGCAACGGCGAGAGCGACCCGTACCAAGAATCGGCGTCGATCACGATCACGAAGTTCCGCATGAAAGGCAGCCAAGGCGGTGCCACCGATGAGTTGACCGGTGGCTTTCGTGTCGGTAGCGGTGACGCGACGTCGACCGTCGCCAGTATCACCACCACCGAATCGGACTTCGATCTCAGCGTCGACATCCCCGCACACCTCGTAGGAGCGCTGGACACCGCCCGGTTCTATCTGTTCGGCGGCGATGGACTCACCGTGGAGATGTGGGCCGGCGACGCGTCGACGGGGCAATGGATCGAACTGCCCTGGTGGGGTGGCGGCTGATCGCCCGACCCGTGCGACCTGCTCGCGCTAGGGTCGCCGACCATGGTCCGACAGGTCCGAAGAACCCGGCCGAGTGCTCCCCGAACCCCACACATTCGGGGTACCCTCAACCTGCCAGGGATTGATTCGGGTCCTAGGGCCGCAACGACCCGCTCCTCAGGGGGCGGGTCGTTGCGCGTCTGGGATTACGTCGCTGACCAGGAGTTTCTCGCCACCGGCCGGACCCTGGTCGACATCGTGGACGACTCCCGGGCCGCCGTCGACGTGCGCCTATCCTTAGCCAGGACTGAGGTCGAGCTGAATGTGGGCATCTCCACTGCACGGCCTTGACGAACGGCATACAGTCAGACACATGGACCCGAATCCTCTAATCGCAAAGGCGCAGCGCGTGCTGAGACGGCGCAAGGAGCAGGTGGTGGCTGAAGGGGGCATCGGCGCTGATGTCGACCCGGTCCTCCTCGTCACACAGGGCTCTATGGCCATCGGCGCCTACGAGCTGCCCGACGACACCGCCGAAGTCCAAGCCACCATGGCCGCCGCCATCATCCTCTCCGACGCCGACACGGCCTATGTCATGGGCGATGTGTACGTCAGCCTCACACCGTTCGACGGACCCGACTGGTTGCTCGCCCAACGCTTTGGGGCCGGCGACCCGAACGTCGTGGAAGCCATGTCGGTCATCATCGTCAGTCGTGTTGGATGGAAAGCCGTAGCGTTCGACCTGTACCGCTACCGCGGCAACCGGATCGAGTGGTTGCCGTTCCCCGGGCAGATCTACGCCGACGATGGCGATGCGATCATGGCGGAGATCGTCGCCCTCTTTGGCCAACAGGCCCGACGCAGAGGTCCGGCGCTCGTCACCCACGGCGCCGGCCTCCACCTGCTGGGCTCACAGCTGTATCCCGACGAGACCACCCTCGTGGCCTTTGCACTGGAAGCCGGCTGCGCCTGCGGGTCCGGCCAGCCGTACCATCTTTGCTGTCAGATCCGAAACTGAACCCCACGGAGAACACCATGAGCATCGCCGAAACCACCCCCGTCGTATCCAAGTGGACGTGGCCCCGATTCACCAACGAGCGCACCAAGCGATCCATCCCCGCCGTCCTGTGGGCCCTGCATGAGATGGGTGGCGAAGTCGCTGATCCTCAGAGCGGACGGGTGCCGGCCAAGATCGTCGCCAAGGCCCAAGAACTCGGCTGGCCCGTGCATCCCGGCACGAACACGTCGATGCTGTTCGCCGAACTGGAGAACGGCCGGTACGGCCGGTGCCTCTACCGCGAGACCAACGGCAAGCGCACGTTCCTGGTCCGGCTCCTGCTCACCGATGAAGAGATGCCGCCCAAGCCCCATGCGATCAAGACCTACAAGGTCGACAAGGTGAAGCCCGAGAGCGTGTTCGCCAGCGCCCCCCCGATCGAGCCCGACCCGGAGCCCGAGCCGGAGCAGCCCACCCCGGCCCCCAAGCCCGTGCCCGACGACCCCAACGTCACCCTGGCCGTCGCCCCCGAGCCCGAGCCCGAGGTTGTCGCCCCCACCATCTCGCCGCTCGTCGGCGTCGACGCCGGCATCGACCCCATCGACCTCCTGTTCGACATCCAGCGGCTGTCGATGACCGCCGTCGTCGCCTTGGCCACTACTGCCGGCACGCCCGACATCAACCCCGACAACTCCGACGAACGGGACGCCGAACGGGCCCGGCTGGCCACGACCCTCGAAGAGAACAACCGGCTGCGACGCAAGCTCAACGAGGCCACCGAGACCCTCGTCGCCAAGAGCAAGGAGATCGAGGCGCTGCGCAAGGCCCTGGCCATCGCCCAGAACAACCTGCGGGCCGTGCAGGACGCCGCCAACGCCGCCCCCAACCGGGAACGGGCGCTCGCCAACCTGCGCAACACGCAGAAGTTCATGTCGGAGAAGCCCCGAGCGGGTGTCGTGTGAGCGACACGGTGCAGGACTGGCTCGACGCTCACCCGTACCTCATCGTCGTCGTCCTCGCGTTCGCGGTCGGGAGCGCCGTCATGGCGTTCGCTTTCGCGGCCGTGAACGGATCGCTGATGGGCTGTGTCCTCACCGGCCTCGCCGCCATCGGACTGTTCGGCCTGTGCACCTACCAGACCCAAGCCGAACGGGAACGCCAAGGCGAACACCTCTTCGACGACATCGACGACCACCCCTAGGACCCGAACCGAGGAGCTGCCCTCTGTGAGCCTCCATGACGAAGACGTCGCCTCACTCCGTTCCGCCCTGACCGCCGAACAAGAACATCGACGGGCCGTCGAGAAAGCCCTCGAACGGGCCGACCAACACGTGGAACAACTCCGCTACCGGCTCGACGCCACCCGCCACGAACGAGACGAGTACCGCAAGGCCGCCGAAGCCGCCGACCGGATCGCCACCGACGCGATCGCCGAACGCGACGAACTCGGCCGCCGGCTCAAAGCCACCCGTAAAGGCGTCGACGCCGACTCACCCACCGGCAAGCTCATCGTCGCCTACGGGGAGATCGACCGGCTCGCCTATCTGGAGAAGGACTACCGCATCCGGGCGCAGGCCGCCGAAGCCGCGTTGAAAGAACTCATGGAGGAACGCGATGGTGAAGCTGCCCCCGAAGAGTGAATGGCCACCGGGGCCGTGGCTCGATGAACCCGACCGGTGCGACTGGATCGACGAGACCACCCGCTACCTGTGCATCGTGAACCGCCACTGGGCCTACGGCACATGGGTCGGCTATGTGGGGATCCCCGAGAAACACCCGTGCGCCCGTCGGGACATCAACACCGACCTGTTCCGCGTCCACGGCGGCATCACCTACGTCGGGGACTTCCTGATGCTCGACCCGAACCCCGAAGGGGGCTTCTGGTTCGGGTTCGACTGCGCCCACTCCGGCCACGCCGACTACGGACCGTTCCTGCCCGACATGTTGGGCGACCTCCGAGCCGACTATCCCGACTGGCCGAAACCGACCTACAAGACCTTTGAGTTTGCGAGGGACCAATGCCGATATCTAGCTCTGCAATTGAAGGCGATGGAATCCGGATCCCCGCCCGCTACGCATGGGTCGGATGGCTGATCCTCGCCACGTTCTGGCTCATCAGCTCCCATCAGGTCGACAACCTGTTCGGCGTCGTCATGTCGGGCGTGTTGACCCTCGGGTTCGCCGTGTGGGCCGGGGCGTCCATGTGCGCCTACGTGATGGGCAGTCAACTCGCTGAACAGTTGGTGATGCTCGACGAGTTCCTCGGCGGCACGATGTCAGCGCCGCCAGGGCAACGGCCACCAGATGGCCACGACCACGGCGTAGACGACGGCGAAGACCCACTGTCGAAACCAGAGGTTGACTAGAAGCATCAGGACGGCCAACCCGAGGACGATGCCGGCTGAGACCCGACCACGGACCGACAGGGGACCGGTCGTGCGCCGGATCCAAATATCGACCGGGACCATGAACGTGAGAGCGCACGCCAGCGCGATCAGCAACAGGTCACCGATGTTCGTCACGATGGCCTCAGGAAGACCCGGCCGAACACCGTGCCGATGATCATCCCGACACCCACCGACGTCACGAACGCGTGATGGGCCGTCACGCCGATCACGATGACCAGCACGCCGACGATGAGAAGCACGGCCTCATGTTCGTTCACGGGTCGGCCTCCTAGTTAACCGCCGTGCTCGGGGGGCCGGCGCCGCCAAGCACGCCGGCCCCCCGTTCGCCGGGTCGGGTGCTCCACGGCTGGAGATCCGGCCGCCCCCGTCGCTTTCGTGCGGGGCACCCTCCGTCGATCCTGTCCGAACAGTCACAGTGCCGTAGCGGGTTCCCGCAGTCGGGGCACCGGCCGCCCATAGTCGGGCTTAGGCCAGCATCACGAATCGCGCGAGCGCTGTCAGGGTGAGCACGATCGTCGCGGCGCCCGTGATCGCCGCCGTCGTCAGCAGTTGGTTCCTCGTTGGGTTCATGGTCTCTTTCCTGTTGGTTGACGCCCATAGTCGGGCTTACGTCAAGCTGGCGCAACACATCATCGAGCCCGCAGTCGCACGGATAATCGACCTTGACGGCACACTCGTCCATGTGATCGACGTATCGGGCATTGAGGGTCGTCACGACCGCCCGCAGCCGGTCCCGTTCGGCCACGAGGTCAGCGAAGCGCTGCGCCGCCCGGTCGACCTCGTCACGCAGGTCGGCGAGATGTTCCATGGTCACCTCGTCACCCATCGGTCGCCTCCGGGCTTACGTCAAGCTGGCGTAGTGCCAACTCGACTTTCGTCATGGCGACGGTGACGGGCGTGATGTTGTCGAAGTCGGCCGATTCCGCGATCCAATAGAGGTGACTGGCCCGACGCACCGCATCCACGACCGCCCGCAACCGGTCCCGCTCGGCGTCACGGTGAGCCGCCAGGGCGAGCGCATAATCCTGCTCATGCACGACCGCTCGCAGCCGGTCCCGTTCGGCGACCGCCTCCTGGTACTCGCCGACGAGCGCGTCGTAGGTGCATTCGATCGGATCGTGGTCGCAGTGGTCGTGGTCGCTCACGTGTCCTCCCTCCCCGGTCGGGCTTACGTCAAGTGGTTCTTCCCACTTCGCCAGCGCGAGCCATGTTGCCTCTCGGGCGATTCTGGTCTTGGTGTGGAAACGTTGCCCTTCCTCCGGGGTCCAGGCCATCTGCGCCGCGCGGTCAGCCTCTCGCCACTCGCGGAGCGCTTCCACGACCGCTCGCAGCCGGTCCCGTTCGGCCTCCAACGCTCCGATCTTGACGAGAGCCGCGAAATCCGGCCCCTGCTCGCGGATGAACTGATCTAGGTCGTCGCCATCCACGAACCCCCGCAGCCGGTCCCGTTCGGCCACGAGGTCGTTGCATTGGCCTTCCATCGATTGGCCGGCCGCCATCGCGTCGGCGAGCTGCTCGCGAAGTTCGTCCCGTTCGGCCTCGGCATCCTCAACCTTGAGTGTCAAGTGGTTGATGAGCGCGGCGGCTTTCGGGATGGCGTCGTCGCGGAACAGGTCCCGTTCGGCTTGGGTGGCGCTCAGGTTCTTGGCCAGGTCTGCCACGACGGACGCCAGCCGGTCCCGTTCGGTGACCGCGGCGTTGAAGTCGCTCACCATCCCCTCATAGGCGGCATCACAGGCGATGGCGTCGTGCTCGTTGCTCATCGCCGACGCCGTTCCGTGTCGATCTTGCGACCCAACCGCACCCAGTCCTTGCGGACGTCCGTCCCGCCTGCCTCGATCTCCGCCTTCAGCGTCAGGCCGAACGCCTCGACGAGACCCGTCACCGACACGCCGTTCTCTTCACCGAACGTCTGCCACGCCTCGTACGCCTCAGGACTCAAGTAGGCGTGAAGGGCTTGGCGTTCGGTGTTGCCGGCAGCGGTCTTCTTAGCTGGTGCCATTGGGGACTCCGGTTCGCTGGGCGAAGGCCGCACGGGCCTCGAGGGGATTGTCGTACTGGTAGTGCTCGACGCCGGACTCGGAACGGGCCACCAGGATCCAGTCGCCGATCAGCACGTAACGTTCCTTGCCGTCCTCGGAGCGCCACCGGTCCGACCAGCTGATCGACTCCATGAGCAACTCGGCGGCGACGGTGAGAACGAACGTCAAGTCGTGGTCGTCGTGGACGGGCCCGAGTTCGACCTGCAGGGAGTCCCGGTGCATCGTCGCCCACGGGGTGTCGTGGGCTTCGGGGAACTCGATGCGGACCCGGTCGGTGAAGACGATGGGCTCCAAAGTCACCTACGCTCACTCCTTCAGGAATGTTCGGTGGTGCATTCTACACCGCGCTTGTGGCAGCATAGTGGATGGCGGGAACCGGGGTAGCCGGCGGCCTTCCGTGAGGCCGCCGGCACACCTCTGACCAGCACAAACGGCAGAATCAGGCCGTATCGTGCTTAACCCTGAATACCCTCAGGGGTCTTGCGTTAAGTACGATACGGGTCATGAAGCTGAAGACCCCGAATCTGAACCTATCCACTCTCCCGTACGCCATCTACGCCCGGCTCTCCGACAATCCCGACGGCACTCGGGACTCCACCGAGACGCAGGTGGCCCTCGGGATCCGAGACGGCGAAGCCCGATGGCCCGGCCGCCCCTACGTCGTGTTCGTCGACGACGACCTGACCGCCGCCGACACCGACGTGTTCCGGCCCCAGTACGAAGCGATGCTCGACGGCATCCGCCGCGGCCAGATCGGCGACGTGCTCGCCAAGAACCAGGCCCGCATCTCTCGGCACGAACTCATCTGGCCCGAGTTCAAAGCGGCCTGCCTCGTCGCCGGCATCGGGTTCCTGCACACGTGGACCGAAGGCGTCCACGACCTCATCCAGTCGCTGTCGTCCGACATCCTCAACCTGGTGAACGCCGAGTACGCCAAGCAGGCCAAGATCAACGTCAACACCCACCTCGACGAACGGGCCCGTGAGGGTCGCCCCTCCGGAGGCAAGCCCTACGCCTACGAGCACAAGAAGGACGAGTTCGGCCGGTCTCGTCTCGCCGTCGTCGAAGGCCGGGACCTCGTGGTGAAGGAAGCCGCCCGGCGCATGCTGGCCGGCGAGAACCTCACCGACATCGTCAACGACTTCAACACCCGAGAGATCCGACCGGCCCGTGCCGAGAAGTGGAACATCACGTCGCTCAAGGGCGCCGTGCTGTCGCCCACCAACGCCGGCCATCGGGTGCATCGGGGCAAGATCGTCGGCAAGGCCGAATGGGAACCGGTCCTCGACGAACTGACGTGGCTGGCGCTCAAGGCCAAGTACGGCTCGAAGCGCACCAAGATCGTCAACGGGGAGGAGCGGCCGGTGCCGAAGAAGAACCGCAAGGCCCGCAAGTACATGCTGTCCGGTGGCCCCATGCGTTGTGGCCTGTGCGCCGCCGTCCTCTACGGGAAGTCCAACAAGAGCAACAACGGCAAGAAGTTCGTCTTCTACCAGTGCGTCAAGAGCCTCGGGGGCTGCGGCAAGTTGGGCATCGTCGCCGGCAAGGTCGACGAGTGGGTGACCAACGAGTTCCTCGACTTCATCGACACGCCGGCCTTCGCCGCCATGATCGCCGCGGGAGACGTCGACGCCGACGAACGGGACGCCTTGCTGGCACAGAAGGCCGGGCACGAGGCGCAACGGGTGGCGACCGCAATGTCGGTGGCCCGACAGGAGATCACCCTGGCGATGGCCGGGCTCATCGAAGCCGGCATCGATGATGAGATCGGCAAGATCGACCGACGCCTCGCCGAACTTGCTCCCGTTCAGCTGTCGTCCTCGCCCGAGGCGATCCGTGAGACGTTCCTGGCGGGCTCCCCGGACGAGCGCCGGTCGATCCTGCTGTCGTTCGGCTGTGACGTCGTCGTCGCCCCGGCGTTCGGGCCGCGTCGATTCAATGAGTTCCGGCTCGACATCTGGTTCGACGACATGGGCGAACGTCCCTCGGACGCCAACCGCTTGATGATGCGCCGGAAGATGGCAATGGCCTCGATGGGAATCTGATCGTCGGACACACGGTGTTTCATGACCGGCGCCCACGTTGAGTGGGGAATTGGGCGCCGGTCAGTGGGTGGGTTAGAGGAAATCTTGGGTCCATGGGGTGAGTAAATCCCCTATGTCAAGAATGACTATCGCGTTCTATGAACCCTTATAGGTCACAATGTGCGTCTATAGGTGTTACCACTCGGTAGACCTTCAGACCTGAAGGGAACAAAGGGGTTGCCAGGGGGTGTCCTCCCGGTGTTAGGTCGGATACAGGCAGGTCAGAGGCCGTCCGTGAGGCCCGACCTCCACGAACCTCCCACCTAACGAATCTGAAAGGGGGCACTGTTTGTCGCGCTCGAACCGGAGAAGTTCGTACCGGCTCGCCGAAGACGTAGACACACCCCCTGCGTTCGCAACGCTCACTGAGAGCGCGGCCCAACTGCGAATCTGCAGGAGCACCGCCTACCGGTGGATCGCCGAAGGAACGTTCCCCATTCCTCTAGTCAGAGTCGGTCGCCGATGGTTCGTCCGTCGGTCAGACCTCGAGGCGTTTCTCGGCATCGACGCCGAAGCCCCCACCCTCTGACCCCCAACCGCGTCTGACGGCCCGGTCGACACCTTCCCCTGAGAGGCATGCCCATTGGGCCCTCTCGTCGACACGCCGGGTTCCCTCCCTCCGCCCCGCACGGGTCGTCAGGCGCGGCCCCCATCTTCATGACTCAAGGAGACGTTCGTGTTCCAACGCCCGCGCCTCGGTGAAGAACCCACCCTCGTCACCGAACAACCCGAGGACATCCGACTCTGGTCGGTCACCACCATCATCGGCTGCCTCGACAAACCGGCGCTCGTCCCGTGGGCCGCGATCAAGACGGCCGAAGCCGCCGTCGACAAGGTCAACGTGTGGGAACGCATCCTCGAATCGGACGGCCGCGACGAGGCCATCAACTACCTCAAGGGCGCCCGCTTCCGTCGGGGCCGCGGGGAACGGTCCGCCACCGAGTTGGGCACCGCCGTCCACAAAGCCTGCGAACGCAAGGTGATCGACGGCCGGTACCGCGACGTGGACAAGGCCGACATGGAGTTGCGCCCCTTTCTCCACCAGTTCGATCGGTTTCTGCATGAGTTCCAGCCCGACTACAGGGCCGCGGAGGTGACGGTGCTCTCGCCCACCTACGGGTATGCCGGCACCTGCGACGGGTTCCTCCGGATCGACGGCATCGACTTCATCTTCGACTACAAGACGTCACGCGATTCGCTCGACGGCCAGGGGAAGCCCAAGGGGCCGTACCCCGAGGTCGCCCTGCAGCTCGCCGCCTACCGGTACGCCGAGATGGCCGCGTGGAAGGCCCGCCAGTCCGAGGTGTTCCGGCGCCGCTACTACCTGTTGAACGAGAAGGAACGGGAGCTGTGTGAGCCCGTCCCGAACGCCGACCATGGCCTCGTGATCTATCTCACGCCGGAGTGGTACACGGTGCATCCGGTCCGGTGCGACGAGGAAATCTTCGAGCACTTCTTACACACGATCGAGGCCGCCCGGTTCGTGCTCGACATCGGCAAAGACGTCATCGGCAACCCGCTCATCCCCCCGACTGCGTTGCATGACAGTACGGACCCGTTCGCGGGGATCGGGTCGTGAGCGCCCTCGTCCCCCTCCCCGACCCCGGCGACATCGACGCCTCAGTTGACCCGGCAGGTGCGATTTGTGCCTACGTCGGGCCGGCCACAGCCTGGTTGGCTCAAGCCTCTGACCTAGCGCAAGTGAACGAGGCCCGTGCCCAAGCGAACGGCATCGAAGCGTACGCCCGTGCCAAGGGCCTTGCCGACGAAGCCGTGCGCTCCGCCCGCATCATTCAACTGCGGGCGTGCACGGCGTTGGGACGGTTACTGCCCAAGCAGACGGCGGGACGGGGGAAATTGTTGCTGGATGGGAACAATTTCTCGGCGCCCGAGCGGTCCAAGCTTCGCAAGCTCGCGGCCCATCCCGACGTCGTTGAGCAGGCGATCGCCGAAGCCCCCACGGACAAGCTCAGCCCGAGTCAGGTGCTCTCCCGTATCGGGAAGCACCAGAAGCAGGCCGCCCGCGACGTCGTCCCTGGTGACTTCGTTGTCGACGACGAAGGCGATGAACGCGAAGTCACCGCCATAGAGGTCGACGGTAATGAGGTCGTCCTGTTCGACGACGAGGGTGAGGCCATCATCGTCGGAAAGAACAAGGAGGTTCGGGTCACGAAGCCCGACCTCGGCGAAGGCATCTCCCACCCCGCCCGATTCTCACTTCCACTGATCCCGATCTTCGCCGCGGCGTTGCCGACTTATCCGTACACGCTGGTGCTCGATCCCTTCGCCGGCACCGGCCGGATCCACGAGTTACCGCAAGCAACCGTCGGCGTGGAAATCGAGCCCGAATGGGCCGCGCTACATCCCGACACGCAGGTGGGTTCTGCCCTCGACCTGCAGTTCGACGACGAGGTGTTCGATGCCGTGTGCACGTCGCCCTGCTATGGCAACCGGTTCGCTGATTCGCACGACGCCAAGGACGGGTCGGTACGGCGCAGCTACACGCACGACCTCGGGCGCAAGCTCAGCCCCGACAGCGCCGGATCACTTCAGTGGGGCGAGAAGTACCGCACGTTCCACACCCAAGCATGGGAAGAGGCATGGCGCGTCCTGAAGCCTGGTGGCCGACTCGTTCTCAACGTCAAGGACCACGACCGCCAGTACACCCGGCAGTACGTGACCGCCTGGCACGTGACCGAACTGATGCGAATCGGGTTCGACCTGCGCTGGTTCGACCAACTCGACACCGGGGGTCTGCACCAGGGCGAGAACGAGGGTCGATACCCGGAGCAGATCATCGTGTTCGACAAGCCGGAGCGGAAGTCGTGACCTTCCAAGCCGATGCCGGTACCCAAGGAAGGGCGTTCGAGGCCGTTGTCGAGAACAACTTGACCCTCGCCGGCTGGCGGATCATCGAACGCCACTGGCGAGAGCCCTACACGCAGATCGAAGTGGACCTCGTCGCCGTCGACCCTCTCGGCCAGGTCTGGTGGATCGAGTGCAAGGGCTCTTGGCTGTCCCCCTCGCGGCGCAACGGAACCACCCGAACGGACACGGCGAAGAAGCTCATCGCCAACGCCGCGCTCCTGTCACTGGTGGCCGACGCCGCCCCGTACATGCTCGTTACGTCCGACATGCCGATCCGTGACAGCGCGGGTTGGCGATGGATCGAACTAGCCCGCCGCGAAGGTTGGCTCAAACGCTACGAGGTCGTATCTATGTTCCCTGCCCGCCCGAGGGAGGCCACCTGATGGACACCATCCTCATCCCCCTCTGGATCCTCCGCGAGCGCATCGCCAAGTACGTCCCGTGCATCTGCACCCCCGACTACACCGAGCGCGACCTGATCGCCCCCGACTGCCGGCACCACGACGCCATGGACGCGCTCGACGAACTCGAAGAGGAGTACCCGTTCTGATGCCCCGCCCCCGAATGTTCATCGAACTCTCGGCGCACATGGTCGATGTCGAGTGCATCATCGCCGTCGCCCCCCGGCCCGAGAACACCAGCATGGTCTACATCTCCTCGGGTGCCGAGTTCCGCACCGACGAGAGCCCGGCCGCCGTGATGCAGAAAATCCATGAGAGCTATCAACGGGCACCTGTGTACCGAGACCCGGGGCAGCTCTGATGGCCATCATCGGACTCCAACGCCGCTTCCGTGAGGTCGGCCGGATCCGCATCGGGATCACCGCCCCGACCCGCTCGGGGAAGCGGGCGCCCCGCAAGCTCGACAAGTTCCGACTCACGTCCCCTGACCGGCCGGTCATCGAAGCCGCGGCCCGCGCCTACGGGGGCACGGCCAAAGCGTGGGACAACGACGGGAAGGCCGAATGGGAGGTCATCACCGACGCCGACGAACTGCGCGTCGCCCTCCCCCCCAACCCGACCGACCTCGGGTTCAGCCAGTACTACGAGCAATGGGCCAAGGGCTTCGCGTCCCGACGGTGCGACGGCGAACGTGATGAGATCCACGACGCCCCCTGTGACTGCGACCCCGACAACCGGGCGTGCAAGGCCACCACCCGCCTGACGGTCCTGTTGCCCGACATCGCCGGGTTGGGAACGTGGCGATTGGAATCCCACGGGTACTACGCGGCCGTCGAACTCGGTGGGGCTGTCGAACTGATCGAACAGTTGGCCGGCGTCCGCTCCATCGTCCCGGCCCGGCTCCGTCTCGACCATCGGGAGGTGCGGCGCATCATCGACGGCGAAGCGGAGGTCCGCAAGTTCGTGGTGCCCGTCATCGACTTGGACGTCAGCATCACCGACGTCCGCCAGCTGGCCGCCACCACGTTCACCGAGACGGCCGTGCCCGAACTGGATGCGCCGTCAGGGTGGAAGCCGGTGCCGGCCATCGAAGCCCCACCCCCGGTGCTCTCCGTCGAGTCACAGGTGCTCGAAGCCGAGAAGGCCAAGCCCCGCAAGAAGCGAGCGAACGCCGCGGCCCCCCTGCCCAAGACGGACCGAACCCCCGTCAAAGCGTCCGGCCGGCCCGGCACGGTCTGCTCGATCTGCGACAAGCCCTACGGGGCCGAACCGTTGACGAAGAACCCCGGCATCGGCGACAGCCGCTTCGTGCACGCCCGGTGCATCACCGACGTCGAGTTGCCCTCGGTTGAGGGCGATCATCCCCACGAGGGGGATGACGATGGTGGGGAGGGCCAGTCTGACGGGCCACGACCCGTTGAACCTCTCCCCACCATCGCTCGCGCCGACCGCTCAGACCTCCTCACCCCCGACCAACGGTCCAAGGTGCACGCCATGGTCGCCGAACTGTTCCCCACCGAACAGGTCGGGGCCGGCGCCGACGACTACCGGCGCACCATCACGTTGGGCTTGTGCGACGCGTTGGGCACCCCCGGTCTGCGCACCCGCGCGGAGATCGACAAGGCCACCGCGACCGTGCTCATCGACGCCCTCGAAGGAATCAAACGAGGCGAACTCGAATACCGGGCGGTCGCCGGCCAACTCATCGACACCGACAGCGGCGCCGTCATCGGGTTCCGGAAAGGAACGACATGAAACCCGAAGTGCTGCTCGAACGAGTCCGCGACGAGCAGGCCACCACCATCGACGCCCTCGGCGCACTGGCCGAACTGTTCCGGTTCCTCCACGCCGTCGAAGCACACCTGACCGTACGGGCCCGACAGGAGGGCTACCGGTGGTCGGCGATCGATGAGGTGATGGGCCGACCCGACGACATCCGACAGCTGCTCTCCACGTGGCGGCGCATGAGTGAGGCCGGCCTGTGACCACCCCATCGCCCGCCATGGTCGTGGGGCTCGATCTTTCGTTGACCTCCACCGGCATCGCCCACGTCGACGGCCGGGTCGAGACGTTCAAACCCGACGACGACGGCGTCCACAACCTCGGGTTGGACCGGCTCCTCGAGGTGCGAGACCACGTCGCCGCCTGCGTCCCCCCCGACACCGAGTTGGTGATGATCGAGGGCCTCGCCTACAGCGCTCATGACCGCGACAAGCAACTGGCGCAGCTCGCCGGCATCGTGCGGGCCGAACTGTACGAACGGGGCGACGCGTTGATGGTCATCCCCCCGGGCAGCATCAAGAAGTACGCGACCGGCAAAGGGGGCTGCGCCAAAGAGGCCGTGTTGGGCGCCGCCATCCGACGACTCGGCTACGAGGGCGACTCGCTCGACGAGGCCGACGCCCTGTGGCTCCGAGCGTTCGGGTGTGCGTTGGTCGGCGTCCCCATCGCGCAGGTGCCCCTCGTCCACCAGGAGGCGCTCCTGCCGTGGATGAAGACGATCCCGATCCGCCACCCGAAACATCGGCGCCTGTGATGTCCGGCCAGTCCCTGTTCCCCGACGACTACCCGGACGAACCGGACATGGCCCCGCGGCGCCGCACCACGAAGTGCTGCAACCGTGAGGTCCCCCTCGAGGGCGTCGTCCCTCACCTCGCCCACGTCGTGCACATCTTGGGCCACACCCGTACGGCGTTCAGCCTGTCGACCGCCGCGGCCATCGCCGAAGCGTCCGACGACGACACCGAGGTCGCCATCAACGCCGCCGTTGAACTCGGGTGGCTCGCCCCCGTGCCCCCCGAGAGCTACCTCATCGACCCCCTGCCCGGATGGTTCGGGCGCCTCCCCAAGCGAACCTAGGAGACGATCATGATCACGTTCGAGTCTCTCGACCTGCCCGTCGTGTTGTCCCAACCGACCACCGACAAGGGTTGGATCCGGACTCGGGAAGCCACATGGCCGGACCTGTTGGCCGGGGCCAAGCAGCGGTGGGAGTCGGTGCGTCACGTCGAAGCCGAAGCCGAAGCGTTCGACCGTGCCCTCGACCAGCTGCGCCCCATCATGCGCCAGCACCCGTCGATGACGGTCGCCGAAGCGTTGATGGTGGCGAACTCGGAGGTGGCGTGATGATCTCCGAGGACCCCCTGTTCTCCGACATCATCCGCCGGGCGTCCCTCGCCGAACAGCGGGTCGACCAGTTGACCGACCTCGTGCTGTACATGGCGATGGGCATCGACCGGGAGATGATGCCGGCACACCTGCAGGCCCTGTTGGACGGGATCGTCAACGAGTGAACGGACCGGTCGAGCCCAATGCTGAGCTACGGGCCATGGCGTCAGCGTTCTTCGAGATCTACACGGCGCTCATTCAAGCTGGGTTCGACTCCCAACAGGCCCTGCAGATCGTCGCCATCCTCATCCAGCAAAACAAGCCGTAGGAGGATCGTGAACGACCGACAGCGCATCCAACTCGCCAAGGCCCTCGCCGGTCGCATGGCGGACATCGCCCGCAAGCTCGACACGATCGAGAACAACACGACGCTCATCGGTCGCATGCGCGAGCAGCAAGGCAACCTCCGGGCCCGAGCCTACGACGGGGCGCCCGTCCGGTTCGGGACCGACGTCGTCGGGGGCACCGCGACGGCCATGACCGATCAGGCCGTGCTCGACGAGGAACATCTCGACCTGCTCCTCAAACGACTGGCCCACAACACGAACATCGCGGTCACGATCATCAACCGCTACCCGGTGCCGCGCCGGCCCACCGCGACCGACCGGGCCGACCTCGGGTTGGTGCGCTCCGACCCCGGATGCGAGAACTGTGCGAGGACTGAAGCGGCGGCAGGTGGGCCTCGATGGGAGCCCCCGAGGACGGCGACGCCGACGACCGTCGAAGATCGCCTCGAGGAACCGGCATTGCTCTGCGACTGGTGCTACCAACGGGTGCGGGCGTGGGGTCGACTGCCGACCCCGGCCGAACTCGACCGCCATCACCGAGGCGATCGGGTGTCGTGGCCATCTGATGTTCCGAGGCCACCAGACCGAAGAGGAGGTCCAACATGGATCGGCGACATCGTCAACGACGCCGTGGGCCGGATTCATGAGTCGCCTGACGAGTGACCCCCTCGAAGTCGTGCGAGATGCCCTGTTGGCTGCCGGGTGCAACCCGAAGGGCGGGCAGCGCATCACAGCCAGATGTCCGGCGCACCAAGATTCACGCCCGAGCCTGTCGATCGCCCGGGGCACCGAACAGGCCGTCGTCTTCAAGTGTCACGCAGGATGTCTCGCCGATGACATCCTCGAAGCTCTCCGACTCGACTGGGCCGACCTGCTCGAAGACGACGACGACGAACCCCGGTCCACACAACGTCGGGTCGCTGCCGTCTACACCTACACCGACGAGAACGACGTCGCCTTGTTCGAGGTCGTCCGCTACGACCCCAAGGGCTTCGCTCAGCGGACCCCTGATGGACGGTGGGGCCTCAACGGCGCTCGTCGGGTCCCGTACCGGCTCCCCACCGTCATGGCGGCCGTGGCCACCGGCCAGACGATCTACGTGTGCGAAGGGGAAAAGGACGTTGAGGCGGTCGAACGGGCCGGGGCCGTCGGCACCACGAATGCTGGTGGCGCCCTCAAGTGGCGTGACGAGTACAACGAGTTCTTCGCGGGCGCCAAGGTCGTCGTCGTGGGGGACGACGACGAGGCCGGTCATCGCCATGTCGCTGATGTCGTTCGCCACCTGAAACCGGTGGCCGCGGAGGTGCGGACCATGTTGCCGGTGGCCGGCGCCAAGGACGTGGCCGAACATCTCGGCCGCGGGCGCGGACTTGACGACCTGCGACCGTTCGTCAGTACCGCTACGGAAAACGGTCAGGCATCACCCAAAGCTGAAGACAATTGGAAGTGGTCCCCCCCGGTCCCGTTCGGTCACCAAACCAAGGTCCCCACGTTCCCCGCTCATCAGCTCCCGCTCTGGCTCCACGAATACGTCGTCGCTCTCGCCCACGCCACCCAAACCCCTGTCGATCTGCCCGGTGTGCTTGGGCTCTCCGTGCTGGCCGCCACCGCCGGGGGCCATGTCCGCCTCGAACCCCGGCCCGGATGGGAAGAACCCCTCAACCTGTACACCTCGGTCGCCATGGCCCCGGGTGCCCGAAAGACCCCGGTGTTCATGCGGATGACCCGCCCCATCTACGACGCCGAACTCGAAGCGGTCACCCAAGCGAAACCGGCCGTGGCCGAAGCCACCATCATGAAGGCCATCGCCGACGCCGACGCCGCCAAAGCCCAGGCTGAAGCCGAACGGGCCAAAGAGGACGCCCGACCCGAGGCCGTCAACTTCGCTCGGGCCATGGCCGACCTCGCCGCCGTCATCGAAGTGCCCGTCATGCCCCGCTTGTTGGTCGACGACGCCACCCCCGAAGCCCTCGCCTCCCTCCTCGCCGAACAGGGCGGGCAGCTCGCCATGTTCTCCGACGAGGGCGACGTGTTCTCCATGATGGCCGGCCGGTACAACAAGGGCGGCAACAACCTCGCCGTCTACCTCAAAGGCCATGTTGGGTCGCCGCTGCGGGTCGACCGGAAAGGCCGGCCCCCTGAACTGATCGAACGGCCGGCGCTCACCCTCGGACTCACCGTGCAACCCGAAGTGCTGCGCCAGCTCAGCCGGATCGACGGCGCTCGCGGTCGGGGCCTCCTCGGACGGTTCCTCTGGTCGGTCCCCGTGTCGAACGTGGGCCGGCGCCTCATCGACCCCACCCCCGTGCCCGCCGACGTCGAGCAGCGGTACCACGACGAAGTGCTCCTGATGGCCCGAATCCTCGGGGAATGCCGGGGCGACACCACCGCGATCCTCACGTTCAGCGAAGACGCCCGAGCCGTCCTGCGACGGTTCGAGACGACGATCGAACCACGCCTGCTGGAACGCCTCGGCGACTTGGGCCACATCGCCGACTGGGCCACCAAGTTGGCCGGTCACACCGCCCGCATCGCCGGCCTGCTGCATCTGGCCACCAACATCCGCCACGGGTGGCGCCATTCGGTGCAGGCGCCGTTCATGGAGGACGCCGTGGCGATCGCCGACTACTTCATCGACCATGCACTCGTGGCGTTCGACATCATGAGTGCCGGGGAGGTCGAAGGGGACGCCCGAGCGATCCTGCGATGGGCCGAACGGCATCGCATCTTCACCCAAACTGAAGCCCATCACGCCAACCATCGCCGCCTGACATCACCCGAACGGGTTCGGGCAGCACTCGACCTGTTGGAAGGGAACGGGTACGTCCGGCAACTGGCACCGCCTGAAAGGATCTCTAAGCGTGGTCGAGCGCCGGCCCCCCGGTACGAGGTGAACCCCCTGACGGATTTCCTGGTGATCGTTGATTGATTTGCGATGAATAACCCGAAGGGGTGCAATAGAACGCAATTAAATCAACAATCACCGAGGAATGACCAAGCCCAACCGGCCCGAAACCCGATCCTAGGACTACCCGAATCATGCCCCAGAAACCACGCTCCGAGAGATACCAGCGCATTATGGACCTGCTCGACAACTCGCTCGAAACGACCATGCCGACTCACGTCGGCCTGACCGACATCGGCCGGCCCTACCGGTGCATCCGCTGCGACATCACCCTCGACGACCCCGACGCCGGGTGGTGCGAGGTGTGCCACCCCAAGAACGGGCCGATCGAGGAGGTCAACCCCGTACCACCGAGAGCGCACGTGTGGCTGGACGAGGACGACCTTCGACGGACATCGGAGGCCATCCGAACCGCCCTGTCCCGAACGAACGTCGAGGCGATCCTTGAAGACGACGGCCTCCACTGGCGATCCACCTTCGCCGACGGCCACTCCGACGGGATCCTCCAGCGCGACGGCCACTGGCGATCGACCCTCGACGTGAACGGTTGGATCGGCGCCGGCCTGCGGGGCAACGACCTCGCCAGCACCTGGTTGGACCGGGCTGTCGGCGGCCAGATCCACCGCATCGAGCTGCGCCAGTTCTCCACCGACCCGCGCCGGCCCGTCGTCGGTCCCGGCCACACCATCACCGAATGGTGATGGGCG